CGCCGATCATTTCGGCCAGCTGGGTAAGGGGCGTATCAATTTCATACTGCAGCATGGAGGTGGTAGCCGAGGAGCTGCCCGTGCCCACGTCGCGGCGGTCGATCACCACCGTATCATAGCCCGCCCGCAACAGGGCGTGGCTGATGAGTGCTCCGGTGATGCCGGCACCCAGCACGGCGATGTCGCAGCTGCTGTCTTCGTTCAACGAAGGATAACTGTGCAGGATGCCATTCTTAAGCAACCAGAATGATTCGGGTGTACGCAACTTCATGATCGGGCATAGAATTTCTCCAGCCGTTCTATTTCGGGCTGAAAGAGACGGATGGTTTTTTTAGGTACGTTTCCAAAAAAAGTGAGTGTGATCTGGGGAATGTTTTTCTTTATGCTCTTTTTCCAGGAACCGATGATTTTGCCGTTCAACGTGATGGTGGGTGAAAAGATGCCGTTTTTGGTGATCACTTTTCCATAATGAGTCTCTTCTATTATTTCCGAACGATCCTTATAACTTACTACAAACTCATCGAAGGGAGCCAGCAACAAAGCCAGGTCGTGGTCTGTGGGAGGTGTGCAGAGGTTGCCTGGCATCCAGCACTCCCGCCCGTTGATCTTCTCCCTGATGAAATCGGGACGAATCATTTCCATCGCCTGCCGGCATTCGGTGATCGACAGGCCGGACCACCAGGTGAAGTCCTGCAGGGTGGCGGGACCGTGGCTGGAGAAATATTTTCGTGCAAGCCGCCCCAATGACTCTTCGCGTGACAAGGGAGCTGTCCGTGGCACCCACTCTTCCAGCAACGTGAAGGTCTGCCGACTGCCATCGAGCTCCCCATTCACAATAAGCCCCTCCAGTTCAGCGAAGGAGAGCAGCAAGGAGAGATGATTGTCGTCGAGGAGCACACCCTTCCTGGTCAACGCATCACCCATCTCCTGCTTCGAGAGATGCCTTCCTCCTGAGAGAAGTTCCTCGACAAGGGGAATGTAACGGTATATCACCGCTTCGTCGGCACCCAGCATCTTCGAGTAGGAGCGGTAGACGGGCTTCAACCGCGGATAGGAGAGATTATACATCCAGCGCAGATCCTCCGCAGCCACAAAATGCCAAGTCGGACGCAGGATATGGGTGCGGATCACATCACCCCGGTTCAGGGATTCGGTAATATTTTTCGCAGTGTAGTTCTGCAGCCGCGAACCAATGGCCCACTTGGCCATCTCCAGTGTCTGCGACTGCATCGCACCCATGTGTGCCACCACATCGCGTGGTTCCTTCAGCGCATGCAGGGTAAGCAACTGGTTATAAAGGCGGATGTACAGCAGTTCATCGTGATTCATAAACAATCAGTTATAGAACTCCAAATATACATTTTTTTTCAACAACGATTGGCAGGAATCACAATGATTCATCGAATCAAGAATTATGCGGAATGAATTTTAAGATTCGCTCGTCGTGGGACATGAAGCTACCAATTATTATTGGATTGAAATATTTTCCGGTTGCCGGAGATGAAGTTGAGACGTCAAGCAGAGAAAAAGATTATCCTATACTACGTTTGGAATTGTAATAAGTAAACAACGATAATTTTCTGGGTGTAGAAAAGGGTGTAAATCTCTTAACTATTTGATCTACACCCTTTTTTTGCGGAGAGAGAGGGATTATTTCTCCACCCTGTTTGTTTTACTATATATTTGATTATTAGATATATAAACTTTTATAAAAACTAAAAATTTACCGCTTTCTGTGCCGTTTTTGTGCCGGCGTTTTTACCTTCTTTTCAGCATCAGGAAACATTTTCACTGTTTTGTTTTTTTTGCAACTGCAGTTCACGCAATACCCGCAATATTTTTCCTCTCGTTTTTTGAAAGGTTTTCAATTGTCCGCTGCTGTGATTCTATTATTGTAAGGAGCCGATCTTCCTTTTTCCTATACACCTCGGATGAAATTACATTCTCAATCACTTCTGGGATATCTTTCTTTTTCTCGGGATCACCCCTACCCGTCATTAACCAGTCTGGGTTCACCCATTCAATATTTATGATGATATTTTTAAGAACCTCATAACCTGGTTTAGATCTTTTGTATTTGAGAGTTCCTCTCAAAGTTTCATACTTGACCTTTGCTCTAATTGAGAAATCTGCCAAATTTTTACAGCCCTCTTTATCAACTATATATTGTAGCCTATCAAAAATATCCACGCTATTTAATTTTTATTAACGTTATTATATTTGCTTTTACCGTAGATATCCACGATATTTGCAAACGCTGTTTAACTGCTTTCGAAATTAAGCAAAATAAATAATTAAACAATTCAATTTCTATTAAAAATGAAAAAAATGACATTCAAAGACTATGGATCTTCTCTATCTAACGAGAGAACAGAATTTATCAAACGAATTGCTGAAATAACTACCTGTGATCCAACCACTGTGTCACGGTGGATTAGTGGTGAATTTAAACCATCGAGACGGAGACGGGCAATTATTGCCGAAGAAATGGGTATTCCGGAAGAAACACTTTTCCCGGAGACAACAAAAGCATAATATCATGGATATTTTTGCTAATACAGAATTTTACACTACTCCGGATGGATGTGTCATGATTAAACCTGAAAATGGACCTGTGTGGGAATTAAAAGAGACTGGAATAAATTCCCGTCATTTTATTCAGCAGTTCATTGATTATCTCAGGACATTTCATGTGGAAGCATTTGAGGCGCTTTGCAAAGAGTATTCGGCAAAAGAACCCAACAGGTACAATTACGAATATTGGATTGTGAGCAGGTTCATCAGATGCAACGCCGGAGAATATGACAGGTTGAATTCTGACATCGATCACAATGGCCGTTTACAGTTCGAAGAAGTACGTTGCCCTCTCAGGGGAGAATGTAAACTGGAAAACATCTGTTGCAAACCTAAATTCACCTCTGGTCTTTCGCACAGAGAAACTGAAATACTGCGACTCATTGTAGGCCATTACGAAGCCGTTGAAATTGCTGATAAACTTCATTTAAGTCCTCACACCGTAAACAATCACCGCCGGAATATTCATATCAAGACATCTACGCGATCTGTGGCTGAATTGGTGGATTACTGGCATAGAAATAACCTAAAATGAAAAAAGAAATCCTGATTAAAGAAAAACTGGTTCTCGTGATTTGTGGAAATGAATTTGCCATACTGCAACGAGAGGCCAATGACGATGGAATGATCGGCGTTACATTCTCCATGCCCGTAACACCCAAAACAGCCGATTTACTGGACCAATCGGGTATCGTGACAGTACAACAGTTTTCCGGAGATGGAATCCTGATTTTTAAATGGCGTGACTTCTACCAGATCCCGCTGATGATTGAATTAATCATTGATATCCTTGAAAAATATGAAACTGAACAGAATCTCTCCTGATTGGCTTGAGGTGCTCATTTATGCCTCTTTTGTCGTTCTCCTTGCACTCGTCGCTCTATTCCTGATACTCCTTCAGATATTTACCGAAAAAGATATTATCATTTGCCAGGGTGCCTGGTAATAAAACATCACTGCTATGGACTTTTCTGTACATCGTCTCACCAATGAGGCTGATTTGCTTTCTTATCACGCACAAATGGGATCCGCGCAATTCTGGACATTTGGGAATAAACTGTTCAGCATGGTTTTGCTGATGAAACCGGGAGAGACTTTCCGGGTAAATAATCTGGTGAAAGATAAAAACAGGGACCTGTTTATCAAATTATTATGTTGGTTCATTCAATCGGGAGCAACACCCGACTTCATTTTCAATGATTCCTTTACTGTCTTTGGCCGACAAAAAGAGGTTTTTAAAATTACACAGGAAAAAAAATCTGAAAAATGATTGCTATCTCAAATATTATGCTCATATTTGCATTGCCTTACATAAACTCGGAGTGGGAAACCGCTTCAATACTGAGAGCGGATTTTTTATGTCCGCATCTCAACCAATATTGGTACAGTACCCCCTCGTGGACGCTTAATGGCGCCACTGCTCCGAGTGAGTGTAAGGCAGAGGGAAAGGCTGTACCTCTTTTTATTTTACAGCCTATACAGCAAATTATCTGTAATGCCTTACACAGAATCAATTTGTTTGCAAGCGAAAAACAGTACCTTACAAGCAACGCCTTGTGCAGCGACATGCACCGCATCCACGCGCAACCACTCCAACAGCGCAGACAATCCCTTCGTTCAGCAGTTTATCTCACTCGTGGACACAGTTTATCCCGGTCTCACAAAAATCCGTTTCAAGAAGACCGGACAGGTTTATGTGGTGCGGGTAAAAAAAAGCCGGCGAACCTTTTCGGCAAAAGGATATACTCCACAGAACGCCGCACGCAACTTCATTTCATCATTCAATTATCAAGAATTTCTGCTACCGGTGTAATGCCGGAAGCCTGGTCTTCGTGTGGCCAAACAAAAAAAGCAGTTGCAGGATCATTCCCCGCAACTGCCGCTAACTCTTATATTAATTTTTAAAATCCAGAAGAATGGAAACAATTCAACCAATGGTGGTTACTTCCGAATTTCAAGTAACAAAGGTAAACAATGTTTCGATCACTTGTATCGAAAATAACAACAAAAGATTCATCCCTATTCGTCCAATCTGTGAGGCGCTGGGAATAGATGCCAAAGTACAAAGAACAAAGATTCAGGAGGATGAAATTCTGAGTTCAACTGGGGTGCTGAGCACCTCAGTTGCAGCAGATGGAAAAGAGCGTGAAATGCTATGTTTACCCCTCGAATTTGTATTTGGGTGGCTCTTCACCATCAACCCGAAAAACGTATCTCCCGAGGCACGCGAATCAGTCACCCGTTACAAACTGCAATGTTACCAGGCACTGTTCGAGTATTTCACCGAACCACAAACATTCCTCAAGCAGAAACAGGAACAGATGGAGCGCATGGTGACAATTTACCAGGAAAAACAGGCAAACTTCAAGAATGCCCGCAAGGAAATGGACGATGCCAAAAAAGAACTCAATGAAATAATGGCCATCACCATTGATGACTGGAGAGCCAATAATCGGCAACTTATTATCCCGTTCGAGTCAGCTGAAATTGAAAACTGACACGAACACAAAACGCCCGATGCAGCTTTGTTGGTGCATCGGGAACAAATGAACCGGAGAAACAAACAAAGGCAATGAGAATAAGCAAAGAAGATAAGGAACGCATCCTGCAAGCTGCAGAAGGGAAATTACTCGAGGTGATTGAATCTGAAACATCACTCACCAAACGCGGTGCCAGTTTCAAAGGGAAATGCCCCAGCTGCGAAGAAGACAAGGGATTTGAATATGCGCCTGCAAAGAATATTTTCAAGTGTTTCAAATGTGGCTTTGGCGGAAATTCTCCTGTTGACTTCTACATGAAGCTTGGAAAGACATATCCGGAAACCCTTCAGCTTCTTGCCCATCAATTTAATATTTTCATAGAACAGGAGGATGAGATCCAACCTGCCAAAAAGACGGCAAAGAACAATTACTGCAAACAACTGCTTCAACAGTCAGGGCTGACCGAATCGGATGTTCAGGCAAAAGTGTTTTTACAGGATGAAAACAAAACCACCACTGTTGGCAGGGTATTCCGGTCGGGGACCATCAACAGCCGTGCCGAGATCATCGACGGGAATGATGTCATCATAGAGTATTATAACCTGGAAGGTTCACCGGTGATGTACGAACAATATCACAAAGGAAAACCAACCGGAAAAATGAAAGAATACTTCCGGGTCCGTTGGCAGTTCCCGCAAGAACATCTCGACAAAGAGGGAAAACCTTTTAAATACAGAAGCCCGTCGGGAAGCGGATCATTCATTTATATCCCGCAACGGATCCGCGAAGTGTACCAGGCTGGCACCGAGATCCCGCGACTATTTATTCAGGAAGGAGAGAAGAAAGCCGAAAAAGCATGCAAGCATGGCATTCCATCCGTGGCCATCTCAGGTATTCACAATATTGCGAGCAATGGCCGGCTTCATGAAGATCTTGTTAATCTGATATCCCGCTGTAAGGTCAAAGAACTGGTACTGCTATTTGATGCAGACTGGAATGACATATCTTCCAACTTGGGGATCAATGATCTGGCCGACCAGCGCCCCCGTAACTTCTTCTATGCCGCAAAGAATTTCAAGGAATATGCCAATCAGCTTAAAAATAGTCGCAACATTTATCTGGAGCTGTACATCGGCAATGTACAGAAGAATGAGAATAACGACAAAGGAATAGATGATCTGCTGGCCAACACCCTCAAAGGGAACGAAGATGATTTGAAAAATGACATCGATTACCTGATCAATGAACGATCACTCACCGGTAAATACCTTCAATTACACAAGATCACCACTATTTCCGACGGGAAGTTGCTTGAACTTTGGTCGCTTCACAATGCATCTGAGTTTGCTAAAAGACATCGGGATATCCTGCAGGAATTGCCTGAGTTTAGAATCGGTAAACATCGGTGGCGTTTTAATGCTTCCGGAGAGATTGAGAGCGCTCAACCCATCGAGGCCGATGAAAAGTTTTGGGAAGAGATTGAACGTGCAGACAGGTCGGGTAATGTAAGAACAGAATATCGATTTCGGTATGAACGATGTTTCCGTTTCCTGCAGAATAGGGGTTTTTCCCGATTTCAGAAACCGGATGGTGAATATGATTATATCCTTACCGAACATCCATTTGTGAAAACAGTGTACAAGACTGATGATATTCGGGACTTCGTGAAAGATTTCACACGCGAGATTGCTAACGAAGAGGTTCTTGAAATGTTGCACCGGGGTGGTCCGCAGTTTTTAGGACCAGAAAAACTGTCTAACCTGGTGAAGACAATACCGGCACTGGAGGACCCACAGCGTGACAGGCAAATGTTCTATTTTTCCGAGAACTACTGGGAAGTGAAAAAAGACAGTATCGAAGAGCACACCTATAGTGAAATATCTCATCAGATATGGGAAGATCAGCGGCATGACATTCCGGCACGACGTACGGATCGGCTGATTACGGTAACACATGACGAGGAAAACAATGTATTCAATTACACACTGAGCAAAGCCGGCCAAACGTGTCATTTCCTTCAGTTTCTCATCAACACTTCAAATTTCACTTGGAGAAAAGAAAAACATGGTGAAGAAATACCGGAGGAAGAACTTGAGGAAAACAGGGCACATCTCATATCAAAACTTTGCGGTATTGGATACATGATGATGTCGGCCAAAGACCGAAGCGTCAGCCGGGCGCTTGTGGCCATGGATGGCAAACAGTCCGAGGTTGGTCTTTCAAATGGTCGCTCCGGTAAATCGATTATTGGTGAAATGTTCAAACAGGTGCTCCCCGCCATTTCTATTAACGGGAAATATAAAGATATTGATGCCGACAACTTCCTTTGGGATGAAATGACTGTAAAAACTAAGATTGTTTTTATAGATGATGTCAGGACTAATTTCCCTTTTGAATTTCTTTTTGCCAACATCACCGGTGACTGGTCGGTGAATTATAAGGGTAATCGTCGTGCCACATTCCCGTTTCACAGATCACCCAAAATTTACATAACTACAAATCATGCCTTGAACGGGGAAGGATCCTCATACAATGACCGGCAGTGGAAAATTGCTTTTTCCGATTATTATAATGACAGCCATAAGCCGGTTGATGACTTCGGCGTTCTTTTCTTCGATGATTGGGATTTTGAGCAATGGAACTTGCTATGGAATCTCCTGGCAGAATGCGTGCAGCTCTATCTTCGTTTTGGCGTGGTACAATCTCCATCGGAAAGGATTGAAAACCGACAATTGAGACAATCCATGGGTGAGGACTTCCTTGCCTGGGCAGAGGAATATTTCTCCAGTGCAGAGAAACTGAATGTGAGGATACCACGCAAAGAAATCTATGACAACTTTGTGGAGTATGCCCCGGAACAGCGGCGATATACGGGTGCCACCATTTTCAAAAAGAAAATTCAGAAATATTGCCATTGGAAAGGGTTAATCTTTAATCCTCACAAGTTCGATCCTACTACCGGCGATCCCATGTTTTTTGACAAAGATGGCCGGCCGGATTATGATGACAAGTCTGGTGGAATAGAATACTTCATGCTTGGTTCTATAGAGCAGTATGCCGCTGTGGCTGAAAAGCTGAATATTGAGATACCATTCATACCTAATGATGATAAACCATTTTAAAAATAGTAACAAATAAAACAGGATTAACATGGCACGAAAAAAGGGAATTATAACCACGTCCGAAGCTGCAGACTCCCGTGAAACTGCAATAAAAGTTGGGAGTGAAGTGAAACAAAAATTCAAGGATCTGATTCCGCACCGTATTGATAACAACACGGTGATTCTGATCCACGCACACCAGGATCATGCCGCACAAATCAACCGGTTCTTACAGAAACTCGAAAGAGATAGACTGAATTATTGAGTACTAATGAGATGAGTAACATGGGAACAAGAAAAAAAAACACACAGGCAGAGATAGACAGCCAATATGTTATAGTCGGGACATATAAAGAGACTGGGAAGCGACAAATGATATCGCGGAATTTTAGCACTAAAAGTGAAGCTGAAAAAACAATTAAAGCAGTTTTTCAGACTTCAAAATATAAGAAAATTTACAAGTATGTAAAAGCATGCGAATTAAAATACGCACAATCAAAATTTCCTGATTTATATATCAGACATCGTTGAATTAATAATGAAACAAAGCAATTATGGATCACGCATACATACTCCAAAACAAGGACCGCGAAGCTGTAGCGATAGCTATAGAAGAGGACGAAGCAATGAAATGGTGTAGAGAAAATGAAGGCACGTATCGCATGGTACCTCTCCATTTAAGTGCCAGGATCGAGATCAAGATCATGGCGCCAACAATGCCGAAGGAACTCTTAAAAGGATGGTAGTTATGAAAACATATACATTAACTTTAAGTAGAAACTTCCCGGCAACACATCCCAGGAAAGGTGAAGAAACAGGGTTTATTGACAATATTCTGGCGTTTAAAAAGATCCACACCATTCGTAGCAATTACGAATTTTGGCGCAAACGATTCGATGAGATTGAAAAAGGCAATGCTTACCTTTCATTAAGATATTGGGAAGGAAAACCATACCGGTCTAATCAGGTAGAATTTAAGAGGCTTATAAAAGAAGATGGTATTGGGTTGCAGTGTATTGATTTATCTATATTTAGCGACTTAGGACTCTGTTTTTTAAATACAAAAAACAGCGCAAAGAGGATAAGCCCAATTTGTATTGCCAAAAACGACGGTCTCTCATCTAATGATTTCAGGAAATGGTTCAAAAACTACAGTCTGAATGAACCGATGGCAATCATTCATTTCACAAAATTCAGATATTGACTATGAAAAAAAAGAGTTACCTGACTGTAACAGATCAATTCTGTGGCGCCGGCGGATCATCGCAGGGCGTTCGAAGGCTGGCCCAAAACATGGGTGGAGGCTTGGAAGTAAAACTTGCTATGAACCACTGGGATTTGGCCATAAAAACGCACAACACCAACTTCCCGGATACGGATCACGATTGTGCTGATGTTTCTGCCACAGATCCTCGTAGGTACCAGAGTACCGATATTCTTATAACTTCTCCGGAATGTACGAATCATACCATTGCAAAGGGCGTGAGCAGGAAGTACCAGCTGACAAAAAATTTATTTGGGGATCTTACTATAGACCCTGGAGCCATCCGCTCACGCGCAACCATGTGGGATGTTCCCAGATTTGCTGAAATTCACAACTACAATCTGATCATTGTTGAAAATGTTGTTGAAGCAAGAGTCTGGATTATGTGGGATGCCTGGTTGCATGCAATGCACAATCTTGGATACACGCACAAATGCGTATATCTTAATTCAATGCATGCTCTTCCAACACCGCAGAGCCGGGATCGAATGTATGTTGTGTTCTGGAAAAAAGGGAACCCTGTCCCCGATTTGGATTTTCGTCCAAAATCATTTTGTTCAAATTGCGGGAAGGAAGTGGAATCTATACAAAGCTGGAGGAACCCTCGAAAGAAATTCGGAAAATACAAGCAGCAATACGATTATCGGTGTGCCAATTGTGGCAGCATCGTAGAGCCGTACTACTATGCAGCGTTCAACATCATAGACTGGTCCATTCCTAGTGTTCGAATTGGTGACAGATCAAAACCATTGTCTCCAAACACAATCGAACGCATTAAACACGGACTCCTGAAGCAAAAAGATTCATCGTTCATAATCTACACCGACCATTCTAGCAATTTGAAACGATCGTCTGGCATTACCGATAAAATGTTCACTCAAGCCACCCGCCAGGTTGCCGCGTTTGTAACAAAGGGCAGTTACGGAGGTGATATCACTCCCCTGTCTTCACCTCAGTTTACGATGACCACACAGAATAATTTCGGAGTTGTCGGCATGCCGGCCATGATCGATGAACAAAACAAAAACGGGAAAAGTAGATCCTTGAATGAGTTTGTCTCTATAGTCTTAGCTGGTGGAAATCATCATGGCCTGTTAGGTATGCCTATGATCATTAAAAACTACGGCGGAGGATTTAATCCAAAACTCGCAGGTTTGTCACTTTATAAAGCAATCGACACTGTGACAACTGCCGGAACGTATGGTGTATTAGGCATGCCATTCATGGTTGAAAATAGAGGGCAATCACGCTCAAGAGAGATCGATCAGCCCATGAGCACACAAACGAGCATAGTCACACATGGCATTCTTTCCACTGAGGCTGTGAACGCTTTCTTTTCCTACTATTATGGAAAAGCACAATCATCCGGAATGGAAGATCCGATCGGAACCATGTCAACGCGTGACCGGGTTGCTATAGTATTAAGCTCTCCGGAAAATGTCAAGCTGGAAGATTGCACATACAGGATGATTCAGCCTCACGAAGTACAGGCCGCCATGGCCTTCGAGAACGATTACATTGTATTGGGATCCGGAAGAGACAAAGTTAAACAACTTGGAAATGCTGTAACGCCACCGGCAATGACCTGGTTGCTTGAGCGTGGGATGGGAACTTTTAATTAATAACCACTTCTAGACAATAAAAAATGAAACAGAATAAGATCATCGTAGCGGTGCATCCAGATGAACAGGTAAGGCGCAAGATAATACAGCGCATTCTCGTGAAGTTAAGTTTTGCCAACACACCAACAGATGCATCAAAACTCATCAGGCCGACAGTTCATGATTTCGACCTGGCAGAATGTTATTACGTATGTGCCGCTACTTACAATTTGCGGGACAGTCCCATTACCCGGCAAAGATTGTTTGAACTGGCCGCTCGCGGTATTGCCGTGATCATCGGGACAAAGCGTTTACAGGCCGAATTTGAATTTATCAGTGAAGCAGTATATGAATGACCGGATACTATAACATCTCACGACTCAAGCCTGCGCTGATAGCGTGGGCTTGTTTATTAACTATGAGCGCCGACGGCGCGAATACCTTATCTCTTGCGCTCGGCATTTAGCCGGGCGCATATCGTATTCCCGGGAACATCGTTTTTCCCTTGCACCCTTTTTCCAGGGATTGAAAGAAATGGAACAATTGTACTATGGCAAAAATCGAGACTGAAGAGGGCGCAAAAATCACGTAGACAGACATATATATATTCTTTTTTTTTAATATTTATATTTACAAAAAGGACTAATAGAAAAATTAAAATGAAAATCGTGCAATCGTGCATAACCTGAAAATGAAAGTATATATCACTGAAATATAATGATTTATAAGCGTACTATTTTTGCACGATTTTGCACGATTTGCACTTTTCCGCACGATTTTCAAAAAAGTACGAAAAACATCATTATTGTACAAAATAGTACGGAAAAAGTACGCCATTATTTCATTGAATCATAGAGCATTAACAATCACGTTGTATATAAACCGCACGATTGTACTATTTTTCAGCGATGATCCGTCCAAGCCACATTTGTAAACATCATTAATATCCACGTTATTATTGCATTTTACCAAATATTTATTGTATATTTGAATGATTATTAACGTTTTCAGTTATGGCATTCACTATCCAGGTACCTTGCAAATCATACTCAAAACATTACCTTGAGTTGAAATATGGAGATCCGGTACTCCTCATGCGCGATAAATTGCTCTACCGACAGCTTGTGTTAAGTTTGGAGAAGAATTCTAACCGATATAGAAAAAAGTACGAATCTTTGGCCTTTTCCAATTATACCGAAGTAGTTAATATTACAATCAAAAGAAATGACTTTTATCGACTCGGCTGGGATCTCACTCGCACAGAAATTGTAGAGTTCAACCAGGCCATTGAGATGAAAGCAAAAACGTTCATGCATGCGTTTATTGCTCCAAGGATAGCGGTAGGTTTTAACTGGACAGAAACAATCGAATCATTTCAGGATGAATTTGGATTTACGGAAGACATCTGGAGCTTCGAGGCGATCCGGAAGGAATGTCAGAGAAATCTTAATATTGACAGAGGGGAACTATTCAAAAGAATATTAAACAACATTAACAATATTGTTTGAGTGACGTTGTCCCATAAATGGACACGTGAATTATTATATAACAAATAATTAATTCATTATGAAAAAGATATCATTCGATTTTAAAACGAACCTGCCTGGACTTTCAATGGTATATGCAATTCCACCATCAAGTTTGAAACGGGTGCGTCGTGATTATACACACGAAAATTTTTTCCTTGAACTTGTTAATCTGGAACAAATCATTGAGTTTTATTTTACAGACGACACGGCACAATTCAAACAGGTTGGTGAAAATAACGGGTACAAAACGGAGCTGATTCTGGTTGCACCAAAGGATCAACCCGTGAATAGAAACATTTTCAGAGAACTACTGGCTGGTTATTGGTTTGTGTTATTCGTGGATCAAAACAATTACATAAGGCTGATAGGTACCGAAGAGAATCAGTTGCGTTTTTCTCTTGAAGCATCCACTTCCGGGAGGAATCAGGTCAATTGTTCTTTTGCCGGATATCAGGACGAACAGGCCCTCTTCATTGAGAATTCGGGTATCAACATTCTATAATATACTTCTATCAAACAGAGACAGCAAATGGCTCATGTCCTTTTGCTGTTTTTTTTATATGGATACTTTTGCTCAAAATCATAAGATTATGGCTAAAACGCTAGAGTTGATTGGAGAAGTGGGACGTTGGGGTATCTCAATGCAATTCGTCAAAACAATGATGGATGATCTGGGAAAAGGTCCAATTGTCGTGAAATGCACTTCTCTGGGGGGAGATCTCAATCATGCCCTCAAAATTAAGGAAATGTTCGAAACACATGGTGACGTGACGCTCGAGTATGTTGGCTTCAACGCATCGGCTGCAACGATCATTGGACATGGTGCCGTAAAATCACGTATCCGTGAGGACTCTTTTTATCTTATTCACAAACCATCTATCTGGGTTGATGCCTGGGGAAACATGAATGAAGATGACCTGGATCAGACAATCAATGATCTGATTGCTCAGAAAAAGGAAGCTGAAGTGTTTACCTTATCCGTCGCTCAGGACTATGTGAAGAGTAGAGGTATTGACTTTAAAACCGTGATGAACCTCATGAAGGAATCCCGCTGGTTATCGGCCAAGGAAGCTGTTGAGCTTGGTTTAGTAGATGAACTGGTACCGGTTAAAACTAAAGAAAAGGTAGCTGTCTCTAATGAGACTGCGGCAAAGATGAAAGCGCTGGATCTTCCGGTACCCGTAATGAAAGAAACAGAGCCTATTGAAATCACTACTGAGATGGTGAACAAAATGGATGAAAAAGACAAAAAAAGCCTTTTTCAAATGCTGATGGATATTTTTTCACCCAAAAATAAAACCGAAATGAAGAAAGATTTTCAACAAATCAACACCCTGCTGAAAGTGGAAGGCTTTGAAGAAAAAGAGGGAAACGTAATTGTTTCAATCGATCAAATGAAGTCGCTCGATGCAGAGATCAAAACGATCACCGAAAATGCCGCAAAGGTATCGGAAGCGACAAATGCACTGCAATTGGTTCTCGACCTGCTCGATGACCTGGATCCTACTGTGAAAGCATCCGCTGATGCAGCTGCAAAAGTAGCAGCTGTGAAAGCAAAATTAGCCGCTCGCCCGGCAGCTGCTGCAGAAAATCCGCAAGGAGGTTCATCGAATCCGGCAGAAGTAAAGGACGAAACGGACTGGAACACTATTGACAATCTTCCTCATAACAAGATTGCTGACGCCGAAATCATTTAATCAACCCATTAATTCGCAATAATATGGCAATTACTACTACCGACATCGTAACCGAATATGGTGCATATTACATCAATTCCGGACAAAACATGGCGCGCCTGAAACGACTTCTGCTCTTTGGACGCGAAACAACCAAGCTGGCAACCAAGATAAAGACGGATGATACCGTTTATCGCCTGGCTCAATCTGTAATGACACGCCTTGTGCAGTCATTTCAGAAATCATGGACTCCCAAGGGAGATTTGACCTTCACGCCCAATCCGATTGAACTTTTCCATCTGAAGGTGGATTTTGAAGTTTATCCGGACGATGTGGAAAACAACTGGCTTGGTTTTCTTGCCAGCAATGATCTGAGTCGCAAAGAATGGCCTCTCATCCGTTACATTCTGGAATCTCACTTCTACGGTCAGATCAATACTGACATGGAAGAACTTGAATATTACAAAGGTGTGTTCACTGCCCCCACAGCGGGAACTGCAGGTATCTCCGGCCAGTCGATGAACGGATTGAAAACCTTCCTCACAAGTGACAAGGTGAACCACGTGACCATGGCAGCTTTGGATGCCGCAACAATCTATGATCAGATTGAAACTTTCTACGAAAGTATCTCTGAACAGTATCAGAACTCGAAAATGATCATCGGAATGGCTCCGAAGTGGAAACGTGCCTTCATGAAGGACAAACGTTCACTTGGATATTACGATATCACCAGTCCTTCCCAGATCGACGACACGCTCGATTTCTCCCCCGCCAGAGTAGTTGGTCTTCCTTCCATGATCGGTACCGATGACATCTGGGCAACACCGGTTGACAACTTCCTGCATATCACCAAAAAAGGTGAAAATGCAGCAAAGGTGAAGATCGAGGAATCGAAACGAGTGGTGAACATGCTTACCGACTGGTGGGAAGGTCTTGGCTTCGGTATCAACGAAGTGGTCTGGACGAACGTGGCCGAAGTGGTTATTCCTTAATTTTTGAATCTCTAAAACAAACGTATTATGGCTGAAAATTGTATAAGTTTAGCTGATATTGACCACCAACTCAGTTGTGAGGGTGGCAATATGGCCGGTATTGTTCCCGAGATCATCTTCGGTTACCACGAAGACGTTGCCGTATGGCCAACAGAACCGGTGCCTACTATCGACGGGACCACCCAGGTGGTTACTCCTGTAGAACTGGAAGCTGCAGGAGCGCTGGTGGGGAATTTGACAATGAAGCCCGGCACAAGGGCCTTCAAGTTCAAGTTTACCGAGGATGCCGGTAATTTCAGTATCGTGCCGGTTGGAGAAGTGGATGGCACTCACTTCGAATATAACCTGAACATTGTGAAAGCCCGTATTTCACAAACTATCCTCGGATTTATGAATGCTGCCAGTCAAAGGAAAATGTTTTTTATCGTCCCGGATGAAAACGGTGAATATTACCTGATGGGTAACAAGCGCCGTGGAGCCACATTTGTCACGGGAGGCGATGGAGCTGTTACCGGCACCACGGCAAGCGACAGAAACCAGGCATCCATGCAGTTCAGGTTCCGTACCGGAAAAGCCTTGGTATATACAGGACTGGTTGAAGAACTTCTTGTGCTGGTTCCTTAACTTCCTCTTTTTCTCATACACTTCAAAAGTACCTTCCATCAGAGGAGGTACTTTTTTTGTCCTTTCGGCGCACGTTTTTCAGCACTAATTTTAACCGCAAATAAATACTCACTAAATTATAATCAAATGGAAGTAAACATCAGTGTTCAACTGCGGGAAAAGGTAGCAGCCTATATTAACAGAGATTCGCGGAGAAAAACAGTGGATGATGGAATAGATCTTCTCCATCAAACAGGTTACAAGCCGAATGTGTACGAAAATTTTCTGAAGAATAAATTTCGGAGAGATATTCCTCAGAAAATTGACAGGGTACTGCGTGATTATCTTCGTTATCCGATTAATCCGAATGATCCCGATCATGACGATATCGAAAACGAGATCCCTTCTGAAGTGAATGTAAATATTGAAAAGGTGACAGCAGAAATTGACCAGGATTTTGCCAATAAAGAATACCCTGACGTTGTGAAAAGGGTATTAACCGAATACAGCGATCTGTACAAACAGCGAAGTATCCTGCACAAAGAACTAAAAGAAATTGGCGAAACGAATTCAGAAGACGCAGTCGCCAGAAGAAAGACGATTGCTGCATCGATACTTGGAGTAAGTCACCGAATGGAAGAACTCTGGAAAAGCTATTCTGCTTACAAAGATTCAGGAATTGTACCATCTGATGATCTGTTCAATAAACCTTTCGATCCGGATAATCCGTCTTCACCTGTTGAAACAAAAAAACAGGATACAGGTATCACACTGGCTGATGATATAGAGGGACTGAAGAAACAAAAAGAAAACTGGCGCATTAAGATTGCAAAAGCCGAAAACAAATTGCTTTATCAGTCTGAAAAGAAACTGGCCAAAGAAAATCCAATGCCGAAAGGACCGAAACGGATTACTCTTGAAAAAAAAATCGAGAGGATGAAGGTTGAAAAAGAACAGATTGAATACGCAATAGCGGAACAATCGTGACACTCGTTACATTTGGTGAATTACCAAAAGAAACTCCGTGTCAGGAGGGTAGAATGCAGCCCGAAGTGTTAGACACTTCGGAGTCTGCGATCTACCTTACTGCAGAAGAATCATTGCTCACACAGCGGCTCGGAGTCATTTCAGAGGGGGAAACAAAACACTTTTGGAGTTTTGGTAATTTCAATATGATGCGCCTGGTTTTCTGGATCCTAGAGCAAACAGGTCCGGCAGACATCCTGCTCAGTACGTACTCAATCAGTCCGAAAACATTGCAGGGTGTAATGAATCGTAGAGAAAAAGGCATTATCAGGGATATCCGTTTTATCGTGGATAATCGTGTCAGATCGCTTTCTCCAAAACCGTTCGCGCTGATGGTAAGTAATTTTGATTATCGGTGCATCTCAATTCATGCAAAGGTGGCCTGTATCTGGAATAATAAATGGCACATTTCTGTTGTAACAAGTCAGAATGCAACTGATAATCCTAAATGGGAACGAGGAACAATTTTCACGGACAAGACAATATTTGAATTCGATAAAAAAGTATTGGAAGATGCATTTCTCAGAGGAACAACTTAAAACAATCGAAGAGATGTCTTACAGGCTTTTTCAGCCTCATTTGATTGCTATCAACCTGGAGGTTGATGAAGATGAATTTATTGAAGAGATCTATCAGAAATCACTCGCGAGGACTGCTTTTTACAAAGGTATAATCCGGCATGAGAATGAAATCAGGGAACAAATAATCAAAGCAGCCCTGAATGGTAGCAATCCAGCGCAGGAGCAACTGATTAGATTATTACAAATCTTTCATTCATCACTCAATGAATAAGACAACCCCAAAAGCGGCACTCGAGCTGCAGCAGCATGATATTATCCTGGCCCACATTCTTGACCCGGATAATTCTCCATTACCGAGCAATCTCATTGATCAGTTCAATCGGGTTGTATCTGCCGCCAAAATGCTGGATACGTATCATCCCAGTGCAGTTATTCCGCGTCTGTTGGCAAAATACAACATAAGCCCTACCACCGCCCGGAAAGACATAAAACTCGCTCAGGAACTCTTTAAATCGAAACACACCTTTGACTGGGACTACTGGCAGCAATGGCAGATAAAAGACCTGGTGGATACAATCAGGACTTGCAAGAATCTGAATAAACAAAAAGAACGTATCGCCGCTCATAAAGCTCTCCGGGAAGTGATCGGGGAAAAAACAATCGGAGAGGAAGATCCCCGGCGCATGGAGAAAAATGTTTTTTACATTCAGCTTAATAATAACCAGAAGACAATCAATATCCCCCTTGAAAAACTGAGAGGATTGAACAGAGATGACATTCAAACTGTGATAGAGGTCCTGGACACGCCCGATTACACTGATGACGAAATTACCAAAATGCTCGACTCATGATGTATAAAGAAGATGTTTGGGAGGAAACTTTATCCCTGAACTCTTTTCAGGTCAAATATCAGTTACTTTCCGCCAAATTAAAATACCTTATTGCCGGTCGTGCTACCGGTAAATCATACATCGTGGGAGCTGAAGTGGACGAGAACGTCCGTTTGCTGCCACGTGGAATCACTTCAATCACGCAGGACACCATTGGCCAGGCACTCACCAAAACGTTGCCATCGACCTTTAAACTGCTTGAACAGCTTGGCTACAAGAAGTACGACCAGAAAACAAAGACAGGAGATTACGTTGTCTGTCAAAAACCGCCTGATCATTTCTTATTGCCTTATGAGAAGATCATGAGTTACGACAATATGATCACATTCAGCAACGGGCACGCTCTTTATCTCATCTCACAAAAAACAAGTGGTCGTGGTCCGAATGTGGATTATAACATTACCGATGAAGCGCTGACAATTGACAAGTTGAAGTTCGACCAGGAGTCGGCAGCCACAAATAGGGGAAACCTTGAGCATTTTGGAGACTTGTCTGTTAAGCCAGTGTTTAAACATCACGGTAGCACTTTTACTTCATCCATGGGATACTTACCGGAACATAAATGGCTCACAGAGCCTGCCAAGTATTATGAAGATGAAGCCGGGATCCAATTATTCAAAATTTGGAATCAGATTGTTAAGCTTCAATTGGATCTGATCCGTGCAAAGCTGGATGGTGAAACAGCTATTGCCGTGGAAATATGGAAAGAAGTGAACCGTTTAAAGAAACAGATCACTCCTTTTGTATCTAAGGATGGAATACTCTTCATGCTTTCCAATGCATTTGACAACATCATCAACATCGGATTTTCGTACATTGTAAAAATGTACCAGACCATGGATCTGATGACATTCATGATTGAGATACTGAACTACTATATTGATAAGGTTACAGACTGTTATTACAATTTAGATGACCGGCATATATATTATAAGGCCGACAATGATAATTACATCCGTGGCCTGGCCGATGACACGGAGTTTGACTGGACCAAACTCGAGAACCGGCATTCTCTGTTTGATGCCGATTGTGATCCAAACCAACCCATTGAGATAACGCCAGACTGGGGCAGCAAGATTGCATTGATCGAGGTTGCCCAGGAACGCATGTATGATTTTGTGTCCGGCCTGATCCAGAAGACTGATAACAATATCAACGAATTCTATGTGAAACCCCAGGAACATACCGACACAATGATCAATACCCTGATAGATATGTTCTGCCATTACTATCGCCATCATAAGAAGAAAGAAGTAATCTATACAGTGGACACCTATGGTGATATACGCCTGGCCAGTTCACGTAAGACATACAATCAGCTTGCCATTGCCAGACTCGAGCGGAATAAATGGAAAGTAACACAGAGAAAACATCCGGGAAAGGAACCACCACACAATGAAAAATATTTGCTTTGGCAATCAATACTGGCTGAAACAAATCCATTTTTACCTAAGAAACGATTCAACGGTACCCGGTGCAAGTATACGCTAATCTCAATGAATAACACATCTGTTTTCCAAAAGCCCAACGGACTATTTGAGAAAGACAAGAAAAGCGAAGCACGCGAATCTGTTTTGCCGGAAGAGGCTACCCACTTCGGTGATGCCGTGGACAAACGTGTGTGGACAAAGTATGGCTATGCGCTACGCCAAAACCGGTCTTTCATTGCTCCTCGCATCTGAGGACTTCCTTCCATAGTATAGGACTTCCAAAAGTTAAAATGTTAACGTATTTTCATATTTCAACGAAAAAATGCTTTTTTTCGGGCTTTGACCGATAGGGCGCGTTAGCCATGTCGGCGATTTAAGGCGATGATTTCGCCTTAAAAATCCACTCTAACACATCAGAAAATTAACAAAATACGAAATATTTATGTTTATTTAACATAACGCCTATTTTATGAAGCTAATAAACCCGACCCAAACGGTTTTTTTGGAAATTTTCTACTTTTTGAATCAAATAAAATCTTTGTTCCTTAGACATTATTAAATGAAGTAATAGGGTGATATATTTCTTTAGGTCGTTACTTGTCGACAAATTAACATGTATCTACCTATTGCACAGATGGTTAATATTTTGTATATTTGATAAAGTAAAGGCGGTACAAGTTTGGAGACCGCACCGCCTTTAAAGCATTCTAAATTTTTACAAACTTAAAACATTTCAAAGGTATGAAATCTATTTCAAAGAGCAATGCAGGTGACCAACTTCCAAAAGAACTGAAGAGTACTAAAAAAGCCGTTGAATACAGTTTATCGGCAAAAGTGAGCGAATTTAAAAAAATGAAAATTACAAGTAGCCGGGATGCTCATGAATATATCCGGCAATTTTATAATGACGATATCCACATTTTTGAAAGTGTTTTCATTCTGCTATTAAACCGGTCAAATCATACGATTGGATTTGCAAAAATCTCACAGGGTGGTGTTTCCGGTACGGTGGTAGACGTGAAAATCATTTGCAAATATGCAATTGACAGCCTTTCATGTGGTGTGATCATGGCACACAATCACCCATCGGGAAACACTTTACCAAGTCCGCAGGATAAACAAATATCCAAGAAATTAAAAGAGGCTCTGCAGTGGATAGATATCGCCCTATTGGATAGCATGATCATCACAGATCAGGAATATTACAGCCTTGCGGATGATGGGGTGATTTAGACTGCCAGAAGAGTACGGAGATTATAAAATGACTCGTACTCTTCGGCGCTACTTTCTTGTTATGGCGACGAAGAAAGTAGCAAAGAAACGCCTTAAAACCTTTCTCTGTCAGAGAAAGAGAGATGAATCAGATTATTAAATACATTTTATTTTATAGATGATATTAAATTTAATATCTTTTATTTGGTAATTGATATTATATTTCGTATCTTTGTGGTGTTCTAAAAAGGGCTCTTTGACATTATGAACTTTAAAAATATTTTAAATGAAGTACTCAGAAGTCGAGCGAAAGCTCAAAAAAAGGGGATGTTATTGCTGTGATAGTAATGGAAATCATCCCATGTGGTTTAGTCCGATTACCGGAAAGGAATTTCAACTCGGTCATCACAAATCACAAGAAGTAAAATCAGGTACTCTCCGAAGTATCGAGCGTGAGTCGGGGGTTAAATTATAACCCCCACATCACACCCTCCTTATCACACTCGATACACACTATTTATATAATTGGAATGGCAACATGAACAGAAAAAGCAAGGACGAAAAAATTATGAAAGCAAATGAAATTTACAAAATTGAAGTAACAGTTGAAAAAGGTAATGACAACACCTACACTGCTTTTATAAGCAGTGAAAACTCTCTTCCTTTTGGTATATTAGGCGATGGAAACAGTGTAAAAGAAGCAATTGAAGATTTTGAAAAAAGTTTTGAAGAGATGAAAGAATATTATGCTAAGGTAAAAAAAGAATTTCCAAAAAATGTGGAATTTTCTTTCAAATATGATCTTGCATCGTTCCTCTCATATTATTCAAAAATTATTTCATTAGCCGGTCTCGAAAAGTTGACCGGTGTAAATCAGGGACAATTGAGTCACTACGTAACAGGAAGAAGAAAACCAAGCAAAAAAACAGTCATCAAAATTGAAAAAGAATTGCATAATTTTGCAGCCGAAATCTCACAAGTAGAATTCGTTTAGCAAAATATTTTTTACCGCCGTGGGCCCTCTAGCTCACGGCGTTTTTTTTGTCCTTTTCCTTCCATACAGGTCGGTTTATTTTTGTAGCGTAAATAAATAAATAGCTATGGTAATAGACCGTTTGCCAGATTATGCACTGACTTCTGAATTTGGAAACATCGAATTGAGTTCCGTATCTGGTTATGTGGATATGGAGATAATCTTTGAATCCACTTCGATATTAAACGAGCGATATTATCCAAACAAACATGGTTATGTCACCATATATAACATCGGCGAAGTTGCTTTAAATCTTGCAAGTATTCCGGAACTGAGTAACATTAATAAATCTATTGGCGTTTTTTATGTGAGTCTTACAATTAAACTGACTCAGAGGTATACAGCGCCGGTGGAAGTAATCCGTTATTTTTATGTGTCGAGCGTAAATACCAATGGAACCGTAAATCATGACAACATGGTGATCACGCCACTTTCACTGACAAACGAGAAACGAACAGGTATTGGCAGAAAGGAATTCATCTCATTTTTTGGTACGGAATCCATCTCACTCTATGCCGTATACAAATCACCGACGGGTGACAAAGGGATAACGATCTCAAATTACGCCACGCCTACGTATTCATATGTTGGAGTATTTTCTTTCGATGTATCTCCGTCACTTGTAGCTTCCAGGATTGGATGCAATGAAAATGACCTGGTGTATTACAATATTTACAAATCTTCTACAAGGGTGATCCGTTTTGTGATGTCAGAACGTATGTACCCTCATTTGAAAACATTCGGATTCATCAACAGCTTTTACGGACAGGAAACTTTTCACGCCATGGAAGCTGGTAACTTTCAAACAAAATTTGACAGGAATATTGGCACTATCACCGGGGTTAGAAGGCAATTCAGGCCACAAGTTGAGAAAATAGTCTCCGTTGATACTGGCTGGTTGAAACGGAATGAACTGCCGGTACTTGAAGATTTCCTCACTTCGCAGCGGGTGGGTATATGGGAAGATAACACTTTCGTTCCAATAATTATTCAGACCGACTCAATTAAGATTTCAGAGAAACGGGACGAACTGATATCGGTTGAGTTCAGCTACCGATATGCAGAAGATAGGTACCAGCGATTCCGGTACGTTACACGTCCGCTTGCCGGCGTATTTGATAGTACGTTTGATCTAACATTTAATTAAAATGGGAAAACCTACACGGATACGTCGTAACATGATGCTGAAGGAAATGGATATCAGATTCTTTCAGAATGGAAAACGAAACATTTTTTCAGTGAAGTTCGTGACAAAAACAGGAAAACTCTATTTCTTTCCCCAGGCTTATGTCAGAGGATTGCCGTACAACGTTCAGCAGGCACGCCAGAGAGGCATTCAACCGTGTGATTGTGCCGGTCGTCCCGAAGGACATGTTTTCCCGGTAGGGATCGATCTGATCACACAGTTTAACGGCATGGAAGTAATTTTATAGACACTCGAAAATAACAGGCTATATGGATATTTTATACAGCAAAAACGGCACGCCACTCATCATCTCCTGCTCATCGGCATTCATGCAGACCACCGGAGCCCCCGGTATTCTGAAAGAACAGAAGAAAAAAGCAGATCAGACGGTGAACACAAGCCCTGATCAGGATTTCTTTTCTGTTTCAAACATCAAGATGCTGATGTGGGGAAAAAATAATGATTTTCCACAGTGGGCAAATGACATTATAACCAGTACCAGTGTGTTGAACAGCGGATTGAAGTTTATCAGGAATTTTACCTGTGGCCAGGGTATCTATGCATGCAAAATAGAGGGATATGATGCCGACGGGAATGAGATGCTGGCTCCGTATGGCGACACGGAGCTGCAACATTTCCTTCTCAGCCGGAAAGCCAGGAGATACCTGGAAAAAGCCGCCCGTGACTACTTTAAGTTTGGTTCATCGGCCATCCAGTTCATTCCGAATGAAACCGGTGATAAGATTGTGGGTCTAAATCCTGTAAATGCTTTCTTCTGGCGCCTGAGTGAACGTGATAAAATGGGAAAGGAAACATGCATCGTGAGCGGGAAGTTTCCTGAATCGCCGGCAAAAGGCGATTACAATGCCTATCCTGTGCTGATGGAATATGATCCTGAGCTGGATTACGATATCATGAAGTTTGAAGGCAAAACAAAGGAAAGCTTCATGATGATTGTGAGAGACAGCTGGAGCAACCGCGACACGTACAGCGAGCCGGTATGGCTGTCTGCATATCTGGCCGGATGGATTGACATTGCCAAAGAAGTGCCGTCGTACCTGAAAAAGGTGTATAAGAATCAGGCCACGTGGAAATGGCATGTGCAGATCCCATACTCTTTCTGGGAGAAGAAATTTCCTGAAGCGGAGTTTGAAAATGCGAAAGATCGTACGGCCGCGATTGATCTGTACATGGATGAGATCGAAAGTAACCTCCTGGGAACGGAAAATGCAGAAAAGCCGCTGTTCACCCATTACTCAATCAATGATCTGAACGGGAAAGTGGAAGAAGAGTGGAAGATCACCCCGCTGGATAACAAGAGCAAGGAAGGAGATAAGCTGGTGACCAGTGCGGCGGCCAACAGCGAGATCCTCTTTGCATTGCTTGTCAATCCGAATGTACTGGGCGCCGGTATGCCCGGTGGCACCTATGCCGGCAACCAGGGAGGCAGTAATATCCGTGAGGCTTTCCTGGTGAATATTGCCAATGCCTGGATAGACCGGCAGAACCTGCTGGATCCACTGGAAATGATGTTACGCATCAATGGTTACACAGATGTTGAGT